CTTGTGCACTAATGCACTCACGATATGGCCAACAAAACGAAACCCACAGGCATCCGATGGGAGGAGGACGTTCAGCTGCTGATTGACCGCGCTCTGAAGCTTGAGCCGGGCACATTCCGCAACCGGAACAAGATCGCCAACGAAGCGGTGCGCAGACTCCTCGCGCCGTTCGCGACCAAGCGAATCCTCAACAAGCAGGCGACACGATGAACCTCCTAGTCACCATCTACCGTCCTTCGCTCGCGCTGGACGCTAAACCCGGCGAGATCATCGAGGAAAAAGTCTTCGATTCTCACACCGAATTTTCCTTCCTCCCGTCGCCATGCGACCGGCCGCGGTTCGCGGCGTCCGTGAATCACGGCGGGTATCGGCAGATGGAGGTCTCAATGGCCAGCCGTCCCGGTGGCGGGAACTGGCGGCAGCTTCGCGCGGATGGTTCCGCGTGCATTCCATTTATCGGGCTCTGTGGGCTCATCACCCTCATTGGCCTGATTATTCTGGGGTGCCGGTCGTGCTCCGGTGCCTCAGCGGTGACGGAGCGTTTCCTCGACGCTGTTGCCGTCATCGAGTCGCAGGGATGCGACACGGCCCTTGGCGATGCAGGACGCGCCAGGGGCCGCTTTCAATTTCACGCTGCCGCTTGGCAGAGTGTGAGTAGAGCGCGGGAGCGCCGTGGAGAATCAGTCGCTCCTTATACGGGCGGCGCTCTCAACCCCACGGTCTCCCGCGCCTATGCTCGCGAGTATTTCCAGATTCTAGAATCCTCCCTAACGGTCGCGCTCGGCAGGAATCCCACCAGATCCGAACTATACGCCGCATGGAACCGTGGCCTCGCTCGGTTCCGCCGCGACCGCTTCTCTATCGCTAGTTCGCCGCTAATCACCCGCCGCGCCTGCGCCCGAATTGAAAGGATCTGCCGATGAGCGACTCCCACTCCCGCGACGTTGCCGCGATGAAGTCCGCGCAGCGCTCTTTTGACAACCAGCTGCCGCCGCCTGAGCCGCCGGTTTGGTCTGGCCCGACGTTTCACGAGCCGACCGGCCGATGGCACGTGTTCGAGGATGGCCAGTGCTACGACTTCAAGAGCCGCGACGCTGCCGTGACATTCATGCGCGAGTGCGGGCAGGAACCGGCCAAGGACACGGGGAGGCCGAGGTGGTGATGGGATTTTTTAGCGCGGCTGGGCGAGCCATGGCGAGGCATGGCTTGGCGCGGCCCGGCGCGGCGAGGCATGGCAACAACACTCCCCCTTCGGGGGGAGAAGATTTCGGGGATCGGCCCGGCAAGGCCGCGCGGGGCTTGGGCAAGGCGCGGCAGGGCATGGCCAGGCACGGCTCGGCAAGGCAGGGCGAGGCTTGGGCAAGGCAACCCCACGGCGGGGGCAACCCCGCCGAAGATTTCACGGTGAACCAAAACAAAACACATGATCACAGACACAAACAATGAACAGGTCGCACGGCTCCCGCTTTGGAAGGGGGTTTGTGAGGAGCTGGAAAACAAAGGCGCTACTGACGGCATGGAAATCCCGCTTTCATGGTTTGCGGAAAAATTCCATCGCAACATCAACGACTCGTGGCTGCGCAATGACATTTCCGCCGTCCGCGAATACTTCATGCGGAAACACGGCCTTTTCCTCGACTGCGACGGCGTTGGGAGTGATCGCTACGTGTTCATTCACCCTCGGCATAACGCCGACGTGGTGGTTCAAAAGGCCAGACTTCATTTCCGGCACCTGAGAGGCCTTGTTGAGTTCGCCGGGAAAACCGACACTTCCAAACTTACAAACGAGGAGCGCGACCGCCATACATCGATCCATGAACGGCTCGCCAACAAGCTCGCGCTGATGCAGCGCAATCAAAAACAAATCGCATGAACACCCCCAACACCAAACTCGAAGCAATCGCAAACCTCGCGGCCGGGAACCTCAAGCAGCTCATCTCCGAAGCGGAGGACGACATCAACAAGGCGTGGGCTGAGACCGCCGAGGAAGCGCAGTTGCAAGAGACCAAGCCGAAGCTTCGAATCGGCTTCACTATCACACTGGACATCGACGCTGACCGCATGGAAACCGCGCTTGCGTGGAGCACAAAGCGCAAGCTCGTTGCGACGTGTCCAATCCCTGACCCGAATCAACCGGAGCTGGAGGTTTAAGAAAAACGCCGTCCGCGTGAACGGACGGCGCAAAACAACAGACAACGACAACAGACATACAACAAAATGAAATCGAATACAAGTGGAGGTAATCAGTGAGCGCGAGCATCGCACAGAGACCCGACGACAAGGTGATGTCCTTCGTCCCATACGGCAGCAGCGACGCCATCAAGCTGAGCGTTTCGATCATCAAGAACGTAGTGGCGGTGCCGACTCGGAGCGGAAAGACATGCTCCGATCGTGACGCGCTCAAATTCATGATGATGTGCCAGGCGCGGCGGCTAAACCCGTTCGAGGGGGACGCGTTCCTCATCGGCTACGACGGGAAAAACGGTCCCGAGTTCTCGCTCATCACGGCTCATCAGGCGTTCCTCAAACGGGCCGAGATTCACCCGGAGTTTGATGGGATGAAATCGGGCATCATCGTCCTCGATGACGAAGACTCTGGGAAAACGACAGAGGTGGAGGGCGACTTTCACCTGCCAAACCAGAAGATCGTCGGCGGATGGGCCACGGTCTTTTTCAAAAATCGCTCCCACCCGATTCATCGCCGCATCCGGCTTGAGCGGTTCAACAAAGGCTTCGCGCAGTGGCAGGTTGATCCCGCCGGGATGATCTGCAAGTGCGCAGAGGCCGACGCGCTGCGGTCCGCCTTCCCGACGATGCTTGGCGGACTCTACATGCGCGAGGAGGTCAGCCTTGACGTGTCCGGCCGCAAGACAGACGCGGAGGCGATTGGGAAATTGGTGGATGTCCGCAACGCTCCGGCCATCGAGGAATCGTCGTCGGCATCTCAGACCAGCGACGAGCGCGAGGAGTCTGAGGCTGGTCTTGCGCCCGAGACGGCGGCGGCAACTCAGAAGTCATCGGCTTCGCCGCAGTCGGAGCTAGCGCGAGTGCTTGGCTTGTCTGGTTTCGGCTTCGATGAGTTCCGGCGGTGGTGCGACCAGTCCGGAAGCCTCAAAGATGCTGAATCGCTGGGTGACTGGGACGAGATTCCGACGGCCGATGCACAGCGATTGCTTCGCGCAGTTCTTGGACGCACCAGCAGCAAGGTGATCATGGAGCAGCTGGCGCAGATCAAGGGAGGTGCCAAGTGATCTTTTTCTTCGACACTGAGACCACTGGAAAGGCGGACTTTCGAGCCCCGGCAGGCGCGAAACATCAGCCTCACATTGTCCAGATCGCGGGATTACTGATCGATGAATGCGACTGGAGCGAGCGCGGATCGTTTAGCTACGTCATCAAGCCCGATGGTTACGACATCCCATCTGAGGCCTCCAACATTCATGGAATCACAACGGAAATGGCGGCCAAGTATGGGGTTTCGGTCCACGTGGCCTTGAGTGCGTTTGACGAGTTCAAGCGGCTTTCCGCACTTCGCGTCGCACACAACATCGCATTCGATGATCTGGTAGTAAGTGCCGCATTCCAGCGTGCTACTCAGTGCGTCGGGACGCTCGTTGGTTACGATTCGTTTTGCACCATGCTCGCGATGACTCCGATTTGTAAATTTCCCGGGAATTACGGGGACTACAAGTGGCCGAAACTGCAAGAGGCCTATCGACATGCGTTCGGCACGGAATTCCAAGGGGCGCACGACGCGCTGGCGGACGTGCGTGCCTGCTCAGAGGTCTATCGGTGGATGCGCGATAACCGGATCGGAGGTGCCAAGTGAGCGACAAAACACGAATCAGCCGCATTTCCGTCGGTCGGGTATACAACCTTGGGAACTACGAGCACATCCGTTATGAGCTGACGGTGGACATCCCGGCGGGAGAAAGCGCGACAGAAGCGATCAAGGCAGTGGAAGCACTCATTTCTGGACTGCAGCCCATCCGTGGAATCGCCACTGAGGAGGAACTGAGTCGCGAGGCGAAACGGATAGCGGAGACAAAAATGATGTCCTTGGCTGAGTTTGAACGTCGACACGGGCAACCCGTCGGCGGGCCTGAGGCATACATCAAGAGATGCGAGGAGTCCTTGGAAGAAAAGTTACGCGAGCGCAAGTCTGCGGAGCGTAAGACAACCGCAGTCCGCAAAGCGTTCGATGACTTGGGCGGTGCAGCAAAGCGGCACGATGCAAAGCTGGATTGGGACGATGACGACGGAGGTGATCTGTGAGCACCGCGCTACTCATCCGCGACGACGGCGCACTGTCCGTCAGCATCACCGAATCCGCGATGCAAGCGCAGTCCGACGCGCTGGACACGGCCGCATTGATCGCTCGCGTGTCCTCGCCGGAGGACAATGACAAGGCCGTGGCAGCGCAGCGTGGCCTCAAGGAACTGATTAGCAACACCGAGAAGGCACGCAAGGCCGCCAAGGAGCCGGTGTTGGAATTCGGCCGGAAGATCGATGTGATCGCCAAGTCGTTCGTCGCACCGCTTGAATCCGAGATGATGCGCATCTCCAAGCTTGTCGGCGATTACATGGCCAAGGTTGAAGCGCAGCGGAAAGCCGAGGAGGCTGCGCGACTCTTGGAGCAGCAAAAGATCGAACGCGAGCGCCAGCTTGAGCTTGCACGCATCGCCGATGAGGAACGGCAGAAACTTCTGAAGCTGGAGGCTGAAGCGAAAGCTGCCGCCGATGCTGCTGCGGCGGCCAAAAACGCGGAGGATGCTGCGAAGGCTGCGGAGCTGCAACGCGAGATCGACCGCCAGCGTGCGCTCGCCGAGGCGCAGTCACTCCAGAAAATGGAAGCGGCCCAGGAGTCATTCAACGCCGCGTCTGCATCGATTGCGCCGCCTCCGGAAGCCATTCGTGCCACCGGACAGATCGCTAAGGAAGTGATCGTCATCGACCAGATCCGAGAACTGGAGCTTCTCCGCGCCCGCCCTGACCTGGTTCGCAAGGTTGAATTCGACATGATCGAGATCAAGCGGCTGCTCGATTCTGGGGTGAAGCTGCCAGGCGTGACGTTTCATCGCGAGATGAAGGCCACGGTCCGCACCGGTGGAGGACGGCCAACCATCACAATCGGAGGTGCTGCGTGAAGACCGAAACGATCAAGGTTACTCTCTGGTATCGGGAGGAAACCAATGATGCGATCAAATACGTTCGCGCATTCGCGGACGGCTCAGCGATGCACGGGGAAAAAGTCTGGATTCCAAAGTCGCTGATTGAGCACAGGACCAAAGAGCCGAACGGACGGCACGTTGTGACCCTTCCGCTCTGGTTCGTGGAAAAGGAGGGGTTGTGAGCTGGAAAACCACACCGCCACCGATGGACGGCACGCCGATTATGGCGATTGGCTACACACGGCGCACGTCGGGCAGAGAGGGCCAACCGTTTATCGGTCCGCTCCGATTCGTTGGCCATGAATGGCAGACGTTTTATTCCGGGGTATGGTGGGATTTCTGTCCGGCTGACGAGATGGTAATCACCCACTGGATCGAGATGCCGAAGGAGGTGAAGCCGTGAAAACGAAGGCCGAATTGAAGCCCAACTACGCGCCGGTTTACGTTGCCGCGCTTTACCCAGACCTTTGCCAAATCTTTCACTCTCACGGCTACGCGCTGGCCGTCCACGGTAGCTGTGCCAGAGACTTCGATCTCATCGCGGTCCCGTGGGTCGAGACTGTGTCGGCCCCGGAAGAAGTCGTCGAAGATGTTTTGAGGCAAATTGCAGTTCACAAGATTGGTGAATTCATTACCCGCAAACACGGGCGACGTGTCATCTCGCTGGCTTGCGGTTTTGGAAACTGTTTTGTCGATTTGTCGTTCATTGGGGTGCCGGTTAAGGAGGTGAAGCCGTGAGCGCCACGATCCAATTCTTCGTCCCTGGAATCCCAAAGACCGCAGGGAGCAAGCGGGCGTTCATGCGGCCTGGAATGCGGTTTCCCGTCATCGTCGATGACTCTGGCCAAGCCGGGAAGGACTGGCGTGGCGACGTGAAGCGATTCGCGCTGGAGGCCTATCAGGGCGCTCCACTGATCGGTGGTCTGGCTGTCCAGATGTCATTCAAGCTCCCGCGACCCAAGGCTCACTTCCACGCCGACGGGAGACTGCGCAAAAACGCTCCAGTTTGGCACACCACCAAGCCCGACGCGCTCAAGATGGCGCGGGCTGTAGAGGACGCATTGACCGGGATCGTGTGGAAGGATGACGCGATCATCTGCGTCGAGATTCTCGAAAAGATCTACAGCGCGACCCCAGGGGTCGACGTGACTGTTCAGCCTGCCGCCGGAAACGATTTGAACGACCCAACAACCAACCAAGCCCATGTCACTCCCGAATTACTCTGAACTTGTTGAGCTGCTCCAACAGAAACGCGAACAGCTGGCGATCGAACTGGATCGCGTCAGCCAGATGATCGAGCTGGCCAACGGAACCGCCGGACTTGCGGTCAAGCGGTGGAACGACAAGTCGGTGACCCCAGCGCCCAAGCCGGACCCGAAGGCCACCAAGCGCAGCACGGTCCCGAAGCCGAAGCGGAGCAAGCCCGAACCTGCCACGAAACCCAGCGGCGGCCGGGGTGAAATCCAGGACTCGGTGATCCAGTGGGCCGCAGCCAGGCCGACCACCAAAGTGGAGGACGCAGCCGAACACTTTGGGTTACCTCGGAAGATCGCAGGGACATACTTGTCGATCGGCAAGCGCAAGGGCGTCCTGCGCAGCGCCGGCTGGGCGACCTACGAGCCCGCCGAACCATCGGTCGAGGCACCGGAGCCTCCGAAACCTGCCGAGCGGCCCCCAGGCGGATTCCAGAACGGGGCGAAGCAGTCCCCGCAGATTGCTTCCATCCTCGAATACGCGGCCCTACGCGGAGCCAGCAGCACGTGGACGGTCAACGAGCTCATCGGTTGGATGGAGAAGCATCACCCCGAGCAGATCAGCGACGCCAACCGGCAGGAGCAGGACAGCAAACGGACCGATCTGCGCGTGCGCTGCCTCGACTTGGCCACAAACGGAAAGCTGCGACGCATGGGGCACGGCGCCGGCGCGTTCTACGGGCTGGCCAGTGGACGTTCAGCCGTGTCCGAAGGGCCGGCGATCTCGGTTCCCAGAGACGCGGACGCCGGCGACTACTGACCCGACCATGTTCCTGCGCTTCCACAACCTGTTCACGTTCGAAAACCGCTGCATGGTCTGCCAGGCGAAACTCGAGGACGGACGCAGCTACCACCAGGCGCGCCACCAGCACATCGAGCGGCACATCGCCGAGGGCTACGTGGAGCGATTCGGGGACGACTATTGGATCAAACGGAAACACCCTTTGGGGTGGGAAACCGCCGACAAAAACTGAGGAATCACAATGGCAGGCGACTGGATCAAATTGCAGCACACCACACCCGACAAGCCCGAGGTCATCCGCATGGCCGAGATCCTCGGAATCGACCAAGACGCGGTCGTCGGCAAGCTGTGCCGAATCTGGATCTGGGCGGACCAGCAAACGATCAACGGTAACGCCGACTGTAACGGTGCAAGCGTTACAGACGCTTTCATTGATCGCATCACAAACGTTTCCGGCTTCTCAAAAGCCATACGCGACGTTGGATGGCTCGCCACCATCGACGGCCGGACGTGTTTCCCGAATTTTGCTCAACAAAACGGCCAAACCGCTAAGGCTAGAGCAGTTGCAAACACTCGGGTCGCGAAGCACAGGGCGCAGTGTAACGCAGAACGTAACGGCGCCAGCGTTACCGATGCGTTACCAAAACCGTTACCAGAGAAGAGAAGAGAAGATAGTACTGTAGAGAGAGAGTATCTAGGGCGCGGTCCGTCTCTCGAACTCGTCAAGGAACGGGCGAAGATGGACGGGCACCCACTGGAGGAGGCCGAGGCGTTCTGGAATCACTTCCAAGCCGTTGGATGGGTCAACAAGCACGGCCAGCCGATTCGTGATTGGGTCAGCCGATTGGCGTCATGGGTCAGGAACGCACAATCCCGCGCACAGGAGGCTCGCAGTGGCGGCGGAACCGCTGGTGGCGGGTCCAAGCGCCCATTGTCGGTCGGGGATCTTCGGACCATTCTGCAGGCAAAGGAAGACGAGGCTCGCGGGCTGAAGGATCGGCACTGCTCACAGGTCGCAATGGGCGACTCGTGGTCACCTGGTCCGCACAAGGAAGAGTATTTCAAGCTGCGGCGAGAAATCAAAGAGATGAGGAAGAAAATCGCAAATCTTGGATGAACTCAATCGGGCAAATTCTAGGGGCGCGCGGCACCTACAGCCAGAAGCTGTCAACGCCGGCGTGGAAATCATTCGCGGCCGGCGTCCGGCAATCAAAAGGCATGGCGTGCGAGTCGTGCAAGCAGGGCGGCAAACCGCTTCAAGTCCATCACCTGTTCTACGACCCCGATCGGGAGCCGTGGGACTATCAAATCGACGAGGTTGTCCTTCTTTGCTCGACATGCCACGAGCAGTTGCACGGAGAGCTTGCCAGGTTTCGCCGGTATGTTTTTCGGAAGCTCACGCCGGCGGCATTCCGAGTGGTCAACGGTGCATTGGCCGCAGGGTTGGATGCTCACGACCCGCTGAAATTCGCCTACGCGGTCGCGTCCATGGCCGCCTCCCCCGGGTCAGTCGAACGATTCGCCGCAGATTGGAAACCGGCCCAGCAAAAAGCCGAGAACCCCACCCCATGATTACCCAACCCGAACTCCCACTCGCCGGCGCGCAGCCCGAGCTCCGCGACTACGTGGCCTACGCTGAGGCCTGCTGGGCGTACAAGCGACGATTGACCCACGATGAGCCACTTGCACCCTCCCACCTCGATCGACGCCTCTGTGAGGCGATTGCGCGCCAATGCCACATCGAGTTCGAACGAGGGGTCATGCGCAGAGTCATGGGCAGCCTGAGGAAATGAACCCGATCACCATCGACGACGAGATCCGCTGCGCCCGCGAGGAGCTGGCCATCAGCAAGAAGGTCTACCCGAAGTGGCTGCAGGAACGCAAAGCCGGGTGGGACGCAGACAAGGTCCGCTACAAGCTCGCTTGCAAGGAGGCCATCCTTGAGCGACTCCAGAAGGCCAAGGGCCTGCAAGAACTCGGCGATCAATTCGCCCTCAATTTCCCAACGGGAAAGCCACAGACACCAACACCACAACCAAAGGCAGAATGAAACGCATCATCACCACCATCAGCATCGGCGCCGCGTGCGCTGGCCTCATCGGCTGCGCATCGGTCAACCAGAACCTGCGCACCGAGCTCACCCACCCCGACGGGACCAAGGAGGTTCGGGAAACGCGCAACCGCACGCTCGCATTTTGGGACGCACGCCAGACCATCGAGAAGCTGAAGGCCTCGAACGGTCGGACCCAGGCCGTCGGCATCACCGGCGAGGACAGCAACACGTCCAGCACCAACACGCTGGCTTTGCTGCAGGCCATTGCCCGCATCGTCGAGGGGGTCAAGTGAGTCAGGCCGTCCAGCACTACGAGCAGTGGCGCGAGTATGCCATGACCCAGGGGACGCAGGAGTCCCGGGACCTGTTGGTGCAAGAGGAAATGCACGCGGCGACCGTGGCCCGGGGCATCCTCGACCGAGTCTGCGCGGACCACGACCGACACCTGGCAGAGACGCAGCTGGCGATCGTCCAGCTCCTCCACATCCATCGCGACGCTACCATCGCCGCGTTCCTGACGGAGAAGGCCAGGGTGGCCCCACCCCCGCCGCCAAGCCTCATCCACGTGCCGCAATGACCAAAACCGGCCACGCGCGTCCGATACCGTTAAAGGAATCTTTTTGCCTAGTTCTCCGAGCTGGGGCCGAAGGACGACCGACGCTTGCGAATGCCTGATAATCAACGGGTTGGGGATTACCGGCGGCAAGCCCGCCCAGTTGGCACGGAAACCACATGAGCCAAAAGAAGGCCGACCCACGCGACCCGCGGCGCTGGACAGCGCAGACTGCGGCCGAGGAATTCGGATGGCCGCTGGAGACGCTGCGCCGGAAGCTCCGCGAGCGCGGGCACCGGCTGCAGCGGCACGCGCGCTACACGACCCGCGAGATCACCGACGCGCTGTTCGGGAACCTCGAGGTCGAGAAGATCCGATTGACGAAGGCAGACGCCGACGTCCGTGAGATGGAGCGCGCGGAGAAGCAGGGGCTTTTGGTTCCGATGGAGCTCGCGGAGAAACGCCTTGCGGAGACGCTGGCGCCGTTCCGGTCCAACCTGCTCGCGATGCCAGACTCAGTCGCCCCGCAGTGCGTCGATCCGGAGTCAGCCAGGAGGGCGATCAAGGCGGAGGTCATCCGACTCCTCGAGCAGGTATCCAACCGCAGCCAGTGACCGACCACAAAGACAAGGAGGAACGGCTCCGGCGATTCGTCGCGGACATCCTGCGCCCGCCGCCGGACATCTCGCCGGCGGACTGGGCGACGCGCTACCTCGTCATCCCGCCACCGCAGACCGAGCGGCCGGGGCTGCTGTCCCTGTCCGGGTGCGAGTTCGCCAGGGACGTGATCGACGACTTCGGGAACGACGCGATCAACGACTCGGTGTCGTGCTTCGGGTCGCAGGTCGGGAAGACTACGATCGTGATGGCCGGCGTGGCTTACGTGGTCGCCAACGACCCGGCAACGATTCTCTGGGTGATGCCGGGCGCAGACCTCGCGCGGTCGTTCTCCGAGACGCGATGGATTCCGGTGGTGAAGGCGACGGAGCCACTGGCCGTCATGGTCCCCACTGGGAATCGGCGGCACTCGTTCAAGAAAATGCAGCAGCAGATCGGCGGGGCACAGATCAACTTTGTCGGCTCGAACTCCCCGGCCAACCTGGCGAGCCGGCCGGCGCGGGTCCTCATCATGGACGAGGTCGACAAGTTCAACTCTGGCGGCGGGTCGGAGGCCGACGCGCTCAACCTGGCGGAGCAAAGGTCGAAGAAGTCGAACCGGGCCAAGCGGTTCAAGTTGTCCACGCCGACCCTGACCAGCGGGATGATCTGGCAGGAGTTCCTCAAGGGCGACCAGCAACGGTACTTCGTCCCCTGCCCTGGCTGCTCGAGGATGGTGGTGCTGGCCTGGTCGAAGAACTACAACGTTTTCCCCAAGACGGGCGACGAGGCATATTGCAAGTGGTCGCCTGAAGCCAAGCGGCGGGATGGGTCGTGGGACCTCGAGCTGGTCGAGGACTCGGCGCACCATGAGTGTCCCCACTGCCAGTTCAGGATCGGGGATCAGCACAAGCTGCAGATGATCGCCGGTGGCAAGTGGCGGCCGACGGCCTCGGCGGCCCGCGGGTTTGTGTCGCGCCACCTGCCGTCGCTCTACTCAATCAGCCGCGAGAACTCGATCGGACGGCTGGCGGTCAAGTTCCTGCAGGCCAAGTCGTCCTTGCTCGGGTTGCAGGGGTTCATCAACGGAGATCTGGCCGAGCCCTACCAGTCCCAGGACACGCTCCAGGAACGTGTCGAGCTCATCACGTCGGCGGCAGACATCCAGCCTGATGGGCAGCGCATAATGACGGTGGATTGCCAGGCGAAGAGCCCGCGGTTCTGGTTCGTGGTGCGTTCGTGGTCAAAGACGCAGACGGTGGCGCTGGCTGCCGGCAACTGCGACACGTGGGAGGAGCTGCGCGAGCTGCAGCTGAAGCACGGGGTGATCAACGATGGGGTCATCATCGACTCCGGGTTCGGTGCGCGCTCGGACGCGGACGTTTACCGGAACTGCGCACATCACACCGAGACATTAGAGGGCGGGCTGCTCGCCGGATGGATGCCGGCAAAGGGATTTGCTGGGCGAAAGAGCTGGCGGTTCTCGGGCATCGTGATGCCGTTACATTTGGCGATGATCGACCCATTTGTCGGCACGGTTGACGCGGGCAACTACAGGATGGGACTGCTTGAATTTGGTGGGGATTTTTTCAAGGACATACTCGAGCGGCTGCGCAAGGGGGAGGCAATGCCGCGGTGGAGCGCATCGGAGGAGGCGGCGTCTGACACCTACTGGCACCACCTCGACGCCGAGGTCAAGGCGGCCGAATACAACCGGACGCGCGGCGGGGTGACGTATCAGTGGCGCCCAAGGTCGCGGCACTGGCCGAACCATCTCCTGGACTGCGAGGTCATGCAGTTGGCAGCGGCTGCATTTTTCAAGTTCCTCGACATCGACGCGCACATGCAGCCGGCCAGGGCCACGGAAGGCGACGCGGAAGGGACTCATGGATGACGAGCAACTCTTGACCGCCAAGGAGCTGGCGGCCCGACTTCGAAAGCACGTTTCCTACGTTTACGCGATGCGCCGAGAGGGGTTTCGAATGCCCGGCCGGGTCGCGACAATCCGCGCCGCGCTGGTGTGGTTGGCGAGGCACAGCGGGCCGAGAGCGCGTAGGCGCGGCGGATCCTGAGTCGGTGGCGATCGGTGTCAACGAGTCTATCAAAGCTGCTTTGAAATACTCGGTCTTCATGTCAACGAGTCTTTAACTTCTGAGGTTAAAGACTCGGCCGGCGTAAACCCGCAAGTCCGCCCCCTGTTTGCGGAATTTCCCACGTGCGCACGAAAAGGCGCGAAAAGGCACACTTGCGCACACTTTGAGCCGTGGAGATCTGGGTTGCGGCGTGCGTGAAATAGGGCGTGCTACTGACTGCACGCCAAAAACGGGCGCAGCTTCGATCGATCTGGGCTTCTGCCCAGTCGTCTGCAATCACGCTCGCGGCGGCTCTTGCGGCGTTTCGGGAGGAAAAGGTGTCACTTGTCGCAGGCGGCTCGATCATGGGCACGTCAGCCAACGGTCACGCGGTCCAGTATTCGACTTCCGGACCATCCGCCGGCGACCTGGTCGAATTCGCCGGGGAGGCTGAGGATCTCTACGACACCGCGACGGCTGCCCTTGTGGCATCAGGCACAGCCAGTCCGACCGACTCGCAGATCTACACGGAGATGATGGATCGGCTCCAGCCCGTCTCCGAGTATTCGTCCGACTTCACCCTCTTGCGGTCTACCAGATGAAGATTCTTCGGAACATCATCTCGGCGATCGCCTACATCTTCTTGGGGAGGTACGAAGCCGCGACGTATTCGCCGACCCGCTCACGCATCAACTCACCATACCAGGGCGCCCGCTTTGACATCTCGGGATCGACCCGTTCGGAGCTTGCGCGGAAGGCCCGATACTTCGAGCAGAACAACGGGATCGTCAATCGGATGGTCGACCTGTTCGAATGCTACGTGGTTGGTCCGCAGTTGCAGGTGATGCCGACGAGCTCGGATCCGCAGTGGAACGCCAAGGCCAAACTCTCGATCGACCAGTTCGCACGCTACTGCGACCTGACCAGCCTTTCCGGCCTGTCGACCTGTTTCTCGCTCGTCGCGAGGACATGGTTCATCGATGGGGAGGTGTTCATCCTCCTGACCAGCGGCTCCGGTAACCGGCCACGAATCCAGATCATCGAGGGACACCGAGTTGCCACGCCTCCGGCCATTGCGGATCAGGAAGGACGGACGGTGGTCGACGGGGTGAAGATCGACGCCAACGGGCGCCCGGTCGGCTACTACATCGGGCAGGAGATGCCTGACGGTCGGATTGCATTCGGGGAAGCCACCCCGGCTGAGTCCGTGATTCACGTTTTCGAGCCGTCCCGGCCCGGTCAATACCGCGGCATCACGATGCTGTATCCGGTGCTGAACGAGCTGCACGATCTCGACGATCTGCACATCCTCGAGATGACCGCCGCGAAGGACGCAGCCGCGATCACCAACGTGGTCAAGAATCAGACTGGAGAGATGGATCCGGCCAAGCTCCTGCGCCAGCGATTCACCCAGGGCCAGACCACGAACACCGGCGCGGCAACCAGCGTTCCCAAGTCGGACTATTACCAGGAGGTTCTCGGGTCGCGGACTGTGGTCCTCAGCCGCGGCGACGACGTGCAACAGTTCCGCAGCGATCGGCCATCCGTCGTCACGGTCGACTACTGGCGCTACAAGACCGAGCTGGTCTGCGCCGGAGTCGGGATCCCTTACGTCATCGTGTTCCCCGACTCGATGCAGGGGACCGTTTACCGTGGGGCGTTGGACATGGCCAACTCGTTTTTCAAGGCGCGCCATGGCGTGATCGCGGAGGCCGTTCGACGGGTGATCGAGCACTACCTGAAGTGGGCGCGGAACGTGGACAAGAACTTGCAAGATCCGCCGTCGGACTGGGCGAACGTGACCATCTACCCACCGCGGGCGGTCAACGTGGACGTCGGCCGCAATTCGGCGGCGATGCTGTCGGAGCTGGAAGCCGGCGCCACCAACTACGAGTTGATCTACGCTCCTCTGGGTCTCGATTGGCGCGAGCAGTTCCGCAAGCTGGCGGAGCAGCGACAGTTCGCGGCATCTCTGGGCCTCGATCTTCAAACTGCTGCGGCCGGCGGAACACCGGATCAATCGCAGGAGGCTGACCCGATGGACGAGCCCATGCCGATTCCGATCAAGCAGGACCCGACCAAATACCAGGACCAGGACTAAACCATGGGCGCAATCCGCAAACTCTCGAACGCAACCGGACTCTACAGGCTCTGCGCCGTGTCCGGTGGCCTCACCACCATCGCGGCAGGGACTGCCACCGCCGGCCATGTGTTCGCCTTCCGCTGGACATCCACCAGTCTGCAGGCGCACATCCAGCGGCTGAAGCTCCGCTGGCAGACCGTGACCCCGTTCACGGCCGCACAGGAGATGTTCTTCCGATGCTACCGGGCGACTGGATACTCGGCATCTCATACCGGCGGCGTAGCCGTGACCCTCACCGCTCCGAACCTGCAGGTGGACACGCTGCAGCCCGCGTCGGCTGTGGCATCGATCCGCTACTGCTCCACGGCGGCATTGACTGCTGGCACTCACACCCTCGATGGCGAGGCCTTCGCCGGCCTCAACGCCTGGTCTCAGTCCGGTGCGAACAATGACCCCGCAGCTGTCGAAGCGGTTTTCACGCCTGGCAGTGCGGCCGATCGGCTGCTCACGCTGAGAGCCAACGAGGGGTTCATCGTGCGCAACGAGATCCTGATGGGCGCCGCCGGCGTCGGACGCCTTCTCGTCGAGCTCGACTGGTACGAACTGTGACCATGAACGCCAAGCCCACCCAGATCTTTGCCAACGCGGCCCGGCCGGCGCCGGCCAATCCGCGGCCATGGTTCTCCGTCACCGCGTCGGCCAACCAGGACGAACCCGTCCAGCTGATGATCTACGACCAGATCGGGCGCGACTGGTTCGACCAGTCGGGCGTCAGCGCGGCGGACTTCGCGCGCGAACTGTCCGCGATCCCGATGAACCGGGAGATCGTGGTCAGCATCAATTCCCCAGGCGGAAACGTGTTCGATGGTCTGGCGATTTACCACCAGCTGGCGGCACGCCGGAACAAGGTCGTGGTCCGGGTCGACGGCACGGCCGCGAGCATCGCCTCGATTATCGCACTGGCCGGCCGCGAGCTACGCATCCCGTCAAACGCCTGGATGATGATCCACGACCCGTCCGGAGTCGTCATCGGGACCGCTGAGGAAATGAAGTCGATGGCCTCGCTGCTCGACCAGCACGCCGACAACCTCGCGGACATTTACGCGCAGCACACGGGAAAGTCCAAGGCGACCATCCGCCAGGCGATGCGCGATGAAACATGGTTTACAGGGGCCGAAGCTGTTGCATACGGCTTGGCCTCCCACATCGACAGCGAAACCCGAATCGCTGCGAGCTTCGATTTCTCTGGGTTCCGGCGCGTGCCGGACTCCCTGAGGACCACTGCCAACATCAACCAGCCCGCGACCAGTGGCGCAGGCAAACCACCTCACACAATGAACCGTGCCCAAATGATCGCCGCGCTCCGTGCGCGTGGAATCCAGGTGGCGGATGACGCCACTGACAAATGGTTGAGCGACCAAATCGCCAACCTCAACCAGAACCCGGCCCAGCCGGCAACGCCTCCTGCCCAGCCGCAGGCCGCTGCGCCCAGCGCGCCGGCCACTCCCTCCCCGGCGACTCCTGCGCCGGCCGTGCCCACCACCCCGCAGGCTGGCAGCGATCCGCGCATCCTTGCGCTCGAGGCCAGCCTCGCTCGGGAACGGTCCTCCCGGATCACGGCCCGCCTCGATGCGCTGTGCGCGCAGAACCCGTCGATTGACCGCGCCGCGTGGCTGCCGCGTGTCCTGGCCGATGAGACCATCATCGACCAGCTGGCGACCCTGCCCGGGTCGACTGCGGCCCCGGTGGGTCGCAGCATCACAAACAACGGCAACCCCATGCTGGAGACGTATCGGACGATGCGCGCCGGCGCGGACCGGCTGAACTACCGGATCTCCAACTGGGATGCGCTGGAAACGGTGCACCGCCAGTTCGGCCCGCAGAACGCCAACACCCTCGGCAGCTCGTTGGTTCCCGACACGCTCGCCGATCAGGTGATCGTAGTCGCCAACAACAAGCTGGCGCCGCTGACGGCGTTTTCCCGCGATTTCGGCGCGAACCCGATTCGCCCCCGCAGCACGGTCCAGGTCGCCAAGGCGACGGCCGGCGCGAGCACGCAGACCAATGCGACGAACTTCGAGTCCGGCGACTCGACGCTCACGAACGTCGGCGTGACTGTCAACCAGTTGACCCAGTCGTTCCATCTCACCAACGACCAGATCAACAAGGGTTTCGTCATGGCCCAGCTGGCCGGGATCAACGCTGACGTGTTCTGCAACGCAATCAGCGACGTGTGGACCGCGCTTTGCATCGCCGGCAACTACGGCGCGGCGACTGTGATCGGCACTGCGGCCAATTTCGATCCGTCCGACCTCCCTCCGATCTTCGAGCTGGCCAAGAACTACCGCCGGCGCAACCTGGTCCTCGACGGCGGCCATCTCGCGCGCTTGTTCCCCGGCGTGATCGCCAGCTTTAGCTCCGGTGTCGGGTTGGCGATCGCCAGCGGCGGACAGGTCGCGTTCCCGGGCGTGTTCGGGTTCGATGGTCTGTTCATGCAGAACCGCTGGACCAGCGCCGTTGCGAACTGTGTGGGCTTCGTTTGCTCGCCGGACGCGATCGCCGTGGCCTCCGGCATCCCGATTGGCACCCCCAACGGGGAGTTCATGAGCCAGCAGATCGTCACGATCGACAGCGCCAGCCCGAGCAACAACCCCGGCCTCGGTCTGTCCGTCCAGGTCTGCACCTGGTGGAGCCGCTCGACCCGAACCATGTGGGCGTCTTACGACGTCATGTTTGGCGCGGCCGCTGGCGACACCACCCAAGCCGAAAACCTCGTCACCGCGTAATCAACCGGCAGCCAAACAAGGAACGCCACGATTATGGCAACAGCAGCTCCGCGAATCATCACGATCGCATACGCCCCCACGGGCAAAGCCTCGATCCTTCATGGGACGGAAGTCCCCTACAAGGAACAGCTGGCCAAGTGGCGGAAATACAAGCTCGGGCGTCTGCCGGAAGGCGTCGCTCGCGTGGAGGTTTGGCAGGGCCGGCCGCGTGCCGTGGTCGCCGCCAAGCCTGCGCCGAAATCTGACGCCAAAGGCAAGTAAGGCCACGCGATGGGCGCATCGTCGATCCTGCTGTCGAAAGGCTTCGACTCCCTGTTGATCACCAACGGGGAGTCGTTGACCTTTCGCGGCGGGAGCGTCCGAGGCCTTGTCAACCTGGTCCCGTTCGACAAAGTCGTCCGGAGCGCGGACTTCAACCCGCGCGACACGTCAGAGATCCGAGTTCGCTCGACCGCCGTCACGTCAGTCCCCCGTGCAGGCGAGGAATTCATCGACGGAAACAGTCTGCGCCACCGCATTCAGACTGTCCGCCGAGTCGGGGACTACTACTTTTCCCGCTGCGAGGTGTCGTCCGTGCCCACCACAACGACGAACTTCCTCCTTTCCGGTTCCGGAGTGCAGCTGCAAACGGCGGCCGGCGTCGACCTTGTCGCGCCAAACTGATCCGCATGGAAGTCGATCTCAAAGTCGAAATCAGCGCGCTGAACGAAGCGATCTCCAAGTATAAGGAGCTCTCGCGGCGGTCCTGGGACGATGTCCTCAAGAAGCAGGGCGGCAAGCTCGGGTTTGCGCTCCGGCAGAACCTGCGAGGGTTGTCCCCGGCAGCCGGCGCAATCAGGGCTGAACGTCTGTCGAAGCTTCGGAGTGGCGAGGGCATCAAGGTCCGCGAATCAGTGCGGCGCGCCATCTACGCCAAGTATGGCGCCAGGACATCGATCGAAGACAAGAAAGTCCGGTTCCAGGTCGGAACGAAACGGGTGAAGATCGTCGGATCGAAGATCATCAAGAAGAAGCGACTGAACCTGCAGGCGCTGGCTGTGCAGCGTGAGATTGGCGTCCGCGAGTCTGGGCGTGGTTTCCTGTCGATTTCGTCGCGCTATCCGAAAACGCTGCGGAACACGTCGTTCGCAAGGAATCGTTTCGGCGTTGAGCTGTCGAAGGCGGAGATCTCCGTTTCCGAAACTGACGGCAAACTGGAATTCACCTGGGACGGTGCGCGTAACAAGTCGGAGGCGTCCGCCGCTCAGGGCCTCAATCGTCCGGCTGGCCGAGCCATCATCGCCAGGGCGATCCGCGAGACTCGGGACGACGTCATGGAATATGTGCGCCGCAAGATCGAAGAGCGCGCCCAGCAAGCAGGATTCCCCACGGCATGAGCATCAAATTCAACGACATGACTGCGGCGGACTTTACGTCCCTGCAGTGGTACACGGGGAAGACGTTGATCGTCGACGGCACCAACGGGAACAACACCAAGGCGGCCCGTGGAAAGCCGATGGCGTTTGCCACGTTGACGGCCGCCAAGACCGCCGCGCAGTCCGGGGATCTGATCATCGTTTACCCTGGAACCTACGCGGAGCGCGACCTGCTCAAGAACGGCGTGAACTGGCATTTCTTGGACGGTGCGATCGTGTCTTACACCGACCCGAACACCGGGACAGGCAGAGGAATCTTTGACGACCGCGGCGGCGCTGTTACATGCTCCGTCACCGGTCGCGGCGTGTTCAAGTTCACGTGTTTTCGAAACGCAAACGCCAACGTCCTCGGCGCGATCAACATCACGAACGCGAGCACAACCTTCGGATTTGAAGCGAAGCGCGTCGAATACGATTCTGACGGCGCCAACTCATCCGGTGCGTTTTGGATTCAGGACTGCACTCGCTGCGACATCGATGTCGACGAGATCGTTGATCCGTGGCGTGGAATCAGCCGGACCGACCCAACAGATCCGGAGGCCACGTATGTTCCATCCTCAACCGGCCTGTATTGGGAAAAGGGAGAGACTTACTTCACATGCCGAAGCATCAAAACCAGCTGGTACGGGATCTATGCGTACGATCCGATTGGAAACGTGACACCGCAGAACCTGTGGGCGCGAGTTGATTACATCGAGTCGGACGGCGCTGCTCTTTATACATCGGGTCAGACCTTAACCTATCGCGTCTGGCTGGAAGCTCTTCAGTTGAAGAGCGGCACGTCTGCAGTGTTGCTGTACTCCTCAGGCCGAATTTACGTGACCGCGCAGAAGGTCGAGTCGACAAACTCCAGCAGCGGCACAATCGAGCTGCAGGGAACAGCGACAATGGAGGCGTGGGTCTCTTCCCAGAAGATCACGAACAGCGGAGGAGGTCCTGCAATCAAGAGTCTGGCAGGCACTGGAACGGTCAAGGCTTGGTTCCGCGCTGACCACATCGAGGCGACCGTGGCTGCCGCGTCGATGATCTCCATCGCCGCAAACGGCGGGCTGATCTTCCTGCACGGTGCCTACGCGAAGAACGTCAACGGCAAGGGCATCGTCAAGACCGGGACTCAGGAACTGCGAGCGGTTGGCCTGACGATCGACACGGCCACCACCAACGCCGCCGGCAACAACCCTGTGAGCGTGTCAGCTTCCGGGCTGGTCCTCGATGGGTGCGTTCTCGTTGCCCCCGCCCTGGCTGAATCGATCACAGCCGGATCGGCTCAGACTGTGAAGATCTACGGTGAGACGTTCGCCAACACCGACCCGAGCGCGAACATCGACTGGTCCGTCGGTCAGCTGACCGTTGATCCGCTCGTCACGTAATCATGAACCGCAAACTCACAACGCTGGCACTGGCGATTGTCGCACTGTGCTGCATCGCTGCCGGGACCACCAAATACCGCACCACGATCTGGGCCCTGGGACTCAAGCTCACCGGTGGTCAGGCGTCGTCGTCTCTGCTGCGACTCGATTCCGGCACGAACCTGGCGACCGTTACAATCGGCGCAAACCTCACGTGGGATGGGACCACGCTTTCGGCCAGCGGTGGCGGTGGCGGAAGCCTGACGACGAACGCAAATCAGTTCGCAGCGCAGACGGATGGACGGATCACGATTAAGAGCGGAGCTGCGTTGACTAATCTCATAACCTATTTTGATTCGACAAATCGCGAGCCTGTCTGGACTACGGTATTGACTGGGACTGGATTTTCCAAAATCGCTCTGGCCAACGCCACAAACCTCGCGCCTTATTTGCAGTTCAGAAACGAGGGAACTACCAACATCATGTATTTGGGAGGCATCGACCCGACAAGTTCGGTGCCGACGTTTGCGTCGATACAGGCAATTTTGCCGTCCTTATCAGCCGACCCCAATTCGGCATTTATCTTGAATTTTGGGCCGGACGAAGCGGGATATTGGATCAACGAATTTGGCATTCGCTTTTTTCAAGAGCCTGCTGGCTTGGTATTTTCTACAGTCGCAACAAATGATTCAGGATGGAACTTGTATTTAGGCGATCCTGCATACACTACTTACATCAGAGGAACGAATACCTATTTGCAGGGGACGAATTACGTCTCTGCGTTGCGGTCTTCCGGAGCACTCCTAACCAATTCCATCACCTACGGCAGCAACTGGGTCGCTGGTCGGTTGATGGCTACTAATGGAGCCACACTTGGAGATATTAACGGTGGTCCGGAATTAACAAACTATTCCACGACAAGACAATTAGGACAGGTTTATAGTTATAATAACATAAACCTTAAGTCAAATGGAACTCAAAGCGCGCTTATAGTAGACCCCGATTCCGCTGGCATCGTGTTTACACCAACCGTGTCAGGCTCCTCAACAAGTATTCGTTTCGACTCAGAGGTTTATATTTCATCTTTTTTTGATTTGTCAGAAGCTTCAAGATATCGGTTTCATGATAGCTCTAAAACAAATGTTGTGATGCGTAGTTTCGAGACACGCAACATGCTTTCTGGAGGTTCGCAAACCAACCAGACGTTTTACGGGATGTCGCTTCCGTCGCTGACGGCCGGAATGGTTTTGCAGTTGAATGGCTCCGGAAATCCAACAAACTCCCCGCTTAAACTCGCGCCGGCGTTCCCTTCTGTGTCTGACGGCCAGGTGCTCAAGTATGATGCGGCAAGCTCTACGTGGACGAACGGAACGGATGTCGGGGGAGGAACAGGTGAAGCAAACGTGAACGGCGAGTCTGCGGTCACGAACGCAACGCGCTTCGGACTGGTCAACGGCAAGTCCGGCGTCACGAACTTGCTGCGCTCGATTGAGCCGATCGAATTGCTCAGCGGAATCAACCAGGGCACCAACATTCTACTCCGGATCAACTCGCAGACGCTTACCAACTTGGCGGGAACTGGTGCGATCACGAACGCTCCTTGGACCAATAGTTACCAGCCAGCGAGCGCGACACTGACCAACCTTGCTGGGACTGGCGCAATCACCAATGCGCCGTGGACCAACAGTTATCAACCCGCAAGTTCAACGCTCACCAATCTGGCCGGGACCGGCGCAATCACGAACGCACCGTGGACCAACTCCTATCAGGCCGCCAGCGCAATCCTCACGAACCTGTCAGGCACCGGAGCGATCACCAACGCGCCGTGGACCAATAGTTACCAGCCCGCCACAGGTGTCCTCACAAACCTGCAAAACCTGCTCATCTTATCCAACCTAAACAACACGCTTTACGCGCAGCAGACGGCCCTGATTCCGACGAACAGCGCACTGTCAAACGTGGTCGTCAACCTGCGGACAAACGTCGTCGATCTCTATGCGACCAACAACCTGACGTTCACCAACTACACCGGCGTCAAGGATGGCGTCAGCGGGTCGGTGATGTTCCGCATCACTCCTCAGCTCATCAATCGCGGAGTGACCTACCCGGCCGCAGGAAACAGCTACGACGGCACGAGATTCTGGACGAACCAAAACTCCACGCTTTGGACCACGCTTACCCAGGGCGTGACCTACGTTTACACGCTCACGTTTTTTGGGACGAACGTCCACGCATCGATCACGGCATGGCAATGATTCGGAAACTCCTAATAGTTGGGATCTGCATCGGCTGGCTTGTCGCTCTGGCGTTTGGTCAGTCCGGCCTGAATATCAACTCCGCGCTCTATCAGGCGTGGGCGTTTCGGGCCCAGTCCGCGTCCGTGGCCACGCAGACCAATTACGACTTTTTGGTTTATACCAATCTCGGTTCTACGTCTTCCACGACTGACGGAACAAATTTCACAATCAGCGCTTACACCCCATTTACCAACGCGCTACTGCTCGCAACTGTAATCACGGGGCGAACCAACGGAACGGCACCACAACCGACCGTGACCGGAAACGGCGTGACATGGGACCTGGTGACGAACTGCTTTTACCAGGGACCAACCAACACCATTTACGTGTTCCGAGCCATGGGGAGCCCAACGAACGGAACGCTGACCATCGGCTATCCATCCAACGCAACTGCAATGGCTGCCAGCGTGGACATGTTCACCGGGGCGGACACCTCCGGGGTCAACGGGTCCGGAGCCATCGTGACCGCCAGAACGAACGCAGGCGCAACGGCGACGCCGACAATCACCATGTCGACGCCGAGTTTGCCATGGACTAACGCCTGGTTTGCCGCCGTCGGGGACAACGTCAACTCCGCCACGGATTGCAACCGACACACGAACGGGATGAGCGAGATCCTGGAGATCGCCGTCAATACGCCACCGCTGGGGATGTGCAACTTTGTCGGGATGTGCATCCCGGACTACCAATCAACGTTCACCTGTCAAAAGTCGACGGCTAGATCGTGGGGCGTCGTCCTCGTGGAAATAAAGCCTCGCCAGTTGGTGATCCCGACAACCGAGTATTTCACCAACTTTGCGACAATGTTCCTGACGGCGCAGGGCGAGACGAACGGAAACTTTTTGGATCACAACGCCAGGCGGGCCGCGGTCATGCTAGGGGGAGACACGTCAAACACGGCCGTTAATGCGGCGACGAATACGATCTCAATCCAGGCGTCGGCATTTCCACGGCGCAATCGTCCGGTGCGCCTCGGGGACGCCGAGGGGACTGTAATCGCGCCAACCAACGACACCCACTCGATCCACATCAGTCACAACGTTTCCCAAAACACGATCGACTGGGCCACCGGGATCAAATCGTATTACGCCTCCGCCGTCATTTCTTTCTACATCAAATATGCTCCAGCAAATGCGGGCGCGGGTTCGCAGTTCATTGACTACCTCGGTGTCTACGAGGCGGATACAGGGAATTATGTCATGCACCAGCTTGATCCGGGCACGGCGCAGCTGGGGCTCAACTACGCGGTCAACCAGGAGTCAAGCAACCCGACGACGCACGGCAATACAAACACCGTCACGGAGAACGGAACCTACTGGGTGACATACAAGGCGGACTTCGCTTCCGGTCGTGGCTGGCTTCGGATGTACGATACAAATCTGACGGTACTCTACACCGGCACCAACATCGTCAACCCGGACATCTCAGCCTCGAAGCTCGGCGGCGAGCTGGACAAAATCAAATTCGGAAACAACGAGATCGGCTCGTCGTCAGGACGGACCTCGATCGTGGAAAACGTCCTGGTCGACTTCCGCACCGGCCGCTGGCCCGTCCTGCCATGACCAACGTCCTGACCATCATCGCCATCCTGTTGCCGTTCCTTGCCTGTGCGCAGGTGACGAACGTCACGTTCCGCTGGGACCCGCGGCCGGCGGGAGAGGCGGTCAATCTCTATCGGCTATGGGAAACGAACGCGAGCGGATGGACCCTCCGCGGTCAGTCCACGACCAACCAGCTGACCGTGACAAACTACGACATCGCGATCCCGCACGCCTTCTCCGTGACAGCAAGCAATGCGTGGGGCGAGTCCCCGCGGACGAACGTGGTGACGATTCCGGTACCGGCCGGCCCGCCGGCAAACCTCCAGCCCGTCCCGCTGTCCCTTGTGCTGCCGGTGCCGGGGACGGCCCAGGTGTCGTTCGATCTGGTCCACTGGTCCGAGCGAATTCGTGTGGAGCCGGCGAGCCCGGGGTCGGTGTTCGTGACGTATCGGAAACTCCCGACGGAGCCGGCGGCGTTCCTTCGGGTGCAACCGGCCCCGAGCCTTCCGCCTACGCCATGAAAATGGCCGAAGAGGCCAACCGTGAGACCGTCCGCAGAATCCGCGACTACATAGCAGCCAAGCAAACCCGATGAGCGTGATCGCACTCAGCGCAGTCCAGGAGCAGGTCAGGACACTGATCGCCGCTTCCGCGTACTTCGCCGACGTGACGGTCCTGGCCGACGACGGGACAAAGTTCCCCGAGGAGGAGGACGCGCTCCGGAATACCGGGCACTGCGTCACGGTGCTCCCGCTGCTCGACGGGCAGACCGTCGGAAACGCTACCGGGTCGGCCATCCTGTCCGTGTCGATTGCCGTCCGGGTAGCCATCAACCCGGAGCTGGCCACCCTGGACATTTACGAGATGGTCAGCCAGGTCATCGCCGCCGTGCTCAACTACGGGCTGGCGAACAAGCAAGACCGGTTTGAGCTGGCCCGTGGTGCCAAGTGCTTCACGGTCGACGACTCCGACCCCGGGCTCATGGCCTACATCGTGTTTTTCGACAAGGCGGCTTACATCAATCACACGACATGACCAACGAACAGACAATGGAAACGATCATAACTCACGCCAGCCAGCAGAGCGACCGCTACCTCTTTGTCGGGGCCCTGGTCGTCCTTGGGTTCTTCGCAATGGCGGTCATGCGTTATTTCGTGGCCCAGCACGAGAGGCTCATCGAGGATCACAAGCTGGCCCGGGAGACGTATCAGACGAGCCTGTCGTCGATCGTGTCCGAACAATCCACAACCGCCGTCAAACTGGCCGAGGTCATCGCCCGCAACACGTCGGCACTGGAGGAGTGCACCACCGAACTCCGGGCAATGGCGAGCTATAGGGGAAGGCAATGAAAGCGATCGTCTACACCGGACCATTGCCGGCCGGGTCCATTGTCGCGCCGGGTGGTGCCGAGGTTCAATTCACGGCAGGCCAACCATTTGAGGTCACCGACGAGCTGGCGGAGCTGCTCCCGGCCGACGAATTCCAGCCCGCAAACGAGAAGGAAACGCAATGAGCATCGCATTCGGACACACGGCATGGATCGGATTCGGCGAGGAGTCGACCTATGGGACGCCCGCGGTTTCGTACAAGTATCTCGAGATCCTCGAGGAGACTTTGTCTTACAAGCAGTCTTACATCACCAAGCCCGCACTGGGACGCGTCAGCCTGAAGAACAAGGTGAAGTCCAAAAAGTCCGTCGAGGGTTCGGTCAAGTTCCAGTTCCCTTTCGACGGTGCGGAAAAGCTCCTGAAGCACGCGCTCGGCACCGGTGGCACCACGGGCCCGACGCTCGGGGCATACACCCACACATTTGATCCGACCACGTCATTGCCGACCGGCCTCACGTTCCAAGTCAACCGGGACGCATCGGCGATCGGTGGTTCGAGCGCATTCGAGTATCAAGGCTGCCAGATCAACAAGATCACGTTCAGCCAGGGCATGGAGGACTTTTTGATGTGCTCGGTTGACTTGCTCGGCGAGGACCAGCAACTCATCGCACAGCCGGCCGCGACATTCCCGGCGTTCGTCGGCGTCAGTTATGACCAGGTGACACTCGCCCAGGTGAACGGCGTCACCGCGGCGATCGAGGAATTCGAGCTCACCATCGAGAACAATCTGGCGTCCGACCGTTACAAGCTCGGCTCCATGATCCGCAAGGGCCTCGGCCGGCAGCAGGCCCGGCGCGTCAGCGGCAAGCTAACGCTCGAACTCGAGCAACTCACGGAATACAATTACTGGCGGAACCTGACGGAGCAGTCGCTTCGGGTCACCTACACGGGACCTACCGCCGGATCGACCACCTACAGCCTGGACTTCAATTTGCCGAAAGTCGTTTTCAGCGGTGACGAGCCGACAACCAAGGACGCCGGCCCATACAAGCTCACCCTCAACTGGGAGGCGCTCCAGAATGCGGCGGCGAATGACGAATTGCAGGTCACGCTCCGCAACCTCACCTCCGCGATCTGACATGGAGACGCGCCGAAAACTCACGTTGCCAAGCGGTGGCACCTGCGTTGTCCGCGGGTTGACCGGGGAGGACTTCCTCCTGGTCGAGGCCGAGATCCCCTGTCTCTACTCGCCGGGGACGTCGAAACCGCGCCGGCCGACCGAGAAAACCAAGGAGCACGACATCCATGCCGGCCTCCAGTTTGCACGGGTCGCCCTGCTCCGCGGTTCTTCCCCAATCACCTGGCCGGCCGGACGCCGGCGAATCGTCGAGAAGGACCTGGACCTCTGCGGCAACGACGAGATCACCATCGGTGAGCTGAAACAAGAGGACGCCCAGGCCATTTGCGACGCCGTGATCCAGTTGTCCGGAGCAGGGAAGGAGGCCGCAGACGCGGCGCGGACGTTTCCTGCGGCGCAAGCAGACGGTGGTGACGCTGGACAGGTTGGCGCGTAGGTATCACACCACTCCGTCCGGCCTGCTGAAGATGTCGGTTGCGGACCTGTCGATCTGTCTTCAGACCGCGATCATCGGGGCCGAGCAGGACGAACGAGACTCAAAAAATGGCTGACCTGGTAAACATCATCATCGGAGGCAGGGACGAATCCGGCCCAGCCTTCAAATCCGCTTCGACAAACGCCAAGCAGTTGTCTGGGGAACTGAAAGGAGCACGCCAGGCGTTCCAGCAATTCGGCAATGTCGCCTCGCAGCTCGGTGGTGAAGGGACCAGGACGGTCATCGGCGGCCTCGAGTCTGCGGCAGCAATCGTGCGCGAGCTTGGCAAGGATGCTATCGCGTCACGCACCGCGCTCCTCGGAGTGGCAGCAGCTGCGACCGCCGGAGGTTACGCAATTGGCACGCAGCTCCGGCAGTTCATCCCGTTTTTTAACGAAGATATCATCCTCGAAAAGGCCGTCGCGCTCCAGGCTGAGATCCGCAAGATCACCAATCAGACGATCGCGTTTACAGACGCCGAGAGAGCATCGATCGCCAACTTTAACGAGGACATCGAGACCAGGATTCAGGGACTCGAACGCCTCGGCGTGAAGACCCGGGAACAGGAGGAGTTGGTTTTTCAGCTCCGACGACTTCAGGCGGCGGGAAACGAGGCATTCCAAGAGGGCCAAGTAAAGGCAGAGGAAGAGAAGATCAAATCCGTCAACAAGTTGTTGATCGATTGGCAACAGCAAAAAGAGAAGATCAACAACCCGGACACGGCATCGTTTCTCGACGTGGAGGTCGAGCACAAGCGCCGAATAGAGATGATCAACGAGATGGACATTGCCGAAGAAGAAGGCAGCCGCTTGATCGTGAAGTCATGGGAATTGATGGAAGCAGAGCGGACAAAACTCGCGCGCGATTGGAGCGAAAAGCGAGGAGCGATCCTGACAAAAGAGCGCAAGGACGCACTTATGCAGCAATCGGTAATGCTGTCTGGTTACGCCTCAATCATTGGCAGCTTTTCACAGATAGCGGCCGCATTCGGGAAAAAGAACTTTGCGCTGACACAGGCGCTCCGATACGCCGAGGCGGTCGTTAACGTGGCCGCAGGCATCGCAAGGGCCTACGCAACGTATGACTTCCCTGTGTCGGCTGTTGTCGCAGCGACGGTAGCCGCCGCTGGCGCCGCGCAGATCGCCACCATCGCATCGACCAAGGCAAACGTCGCACACGGAGGCCTCGACTATGTCCCTTCCGAGTCAACCTTCCTGCTTCAACGCGGGGAGCGCGTGGTTCAACCGCGGCAGAACGTCCAGCTGACGGAGTTCCTGGAGGACCAACGCTCTGGCGGCGCGGTGAGTTCCGGCGCATCATCCGGCGACGTTTACCTGGACGGCGACCGCGTCGGCCGCGTGCTCTGGCGCATGAGTCGGAACGGGCAGCTGTCGATCTCGGCCAAGGCGGTCAGCACATCTTGATGCCATGCGCTTTTTCTACGACAACGAGATCGACAAGTCGGGGGTGGCGTTCACTGCGTCATCGGCTCAGGCAAACCTGCCAGCCTCGAACGTTGCCAACGAGCTGAAGACCAAGGTGTGGCGGACGGGAACCTCCACCGCAACCGAAACCCTCGTCATCGATCTCGGATCCGCAAAGTCGATCACGTCCGTGATCCTCCACGCGCACACGCTCACCGGCGCGGATTCCAACATCAAGCTGGAGGCCAACAGCGCCGACGCTTGGGGCGGTCCGCCGTTCACGCAGGCGTTGACCTACGCCGCCACCACCATCGGTCAGACGTTCGCGTCCCAGTCCTACCGCTACTGGCGGCTCAGCTTCACCAAGAGCGCGGCAGCACAGACGCGCGACATCGGCCGGATCTTCCTTGGCACATTTTACGAGAGCGACGAGCAACCGAACTACGACGGCTACTCACAGAGCATCGAGGACGCGGACCGATCACAGAAGAGCCTCGGCGGGCAGGTCTACTCCGAGGTGGTCAACGGATACTCCGTGATCAAGACCGACTTCTCCCGAATCAACAACACGATGACGGAGGCGATCAAAACCATGGCTGCCACCGTGCGTCGGAACAAGTCGTTCTTCATCCAGGTCGACACCGTCAGCCCTTTCTCTGACATCTGGTATGTAAAGCTCCGGCGCGCCTTCAAGCGTGACGTCGAGGGTGTTGACTCGTCGATCATCTGGGGCCTGAGTCTTGAGTTTGAGGAGCAGCTTTGATCCATGACGCTGACCCAAGCATTGCAGCACCCCAACGCCAAGATCGTCCTCCTCCTCGAGGTGACCGCCGGCCTTTGGTGCC